TGAAGTACAGGTTATTGATGAAAGTTTTTACACACCATCAGCCCCTGCAACTACCCCACTTATTTTCGTTGCTACTGCACAAGACAAATCCAATGCGTCTGGTACTGGCACAGCGCAAGGTACAATTGCCGCCAACGCGGGCAAAGTTTACGTAATCACTAGTCAACGAGACTTGGTTGATACATTCGGTACTCCTGTGTTCTACACAGATTCCAACAGCAACCCCATTCATGGTGGGGAATTAAATGAATATGGTCTTCAAGCAGCATACAGTGTGCTTGGTGCAAGTTCCAGGGCCTATATTGCAAGAGCAGATGTTGATCTTTCGCAATTGGTGGGATCAAGCAGTGCGCCTGTGGGTTCTCCAGTGGCTGGCACTTACTGGGTTGATACACTAAACACACTGTTTGGTATAAACGAGTGGAATAGTACTACCCAGACTTTTACTGTGCGTACACCTCTTATTATTGATAACGATAACCAAGCAACTGCATCTTCATCAGGTGTGCCGTTGTCTAGTTTTGGTAGTCAAGGTGACTACGCTGCCTTTGTGACATCGGATAATGGTGCGTCTTTACCAAACGCAATTTACTATAAAAAATCCAATAATACGTGGGCGTTGGTAACTACTGGTTTCGATGGTAGCAAGCTAGTCACCATTAGCCCGCACACTTCATACCCCACTTATACTTCATCAACTCCATCAGGCAGTGTATGGATTAAAACAACTACTCCTGGACTTGGTGCTAACTGGACAGTCAAGTACTATAATGGCAGTACTCAAGCGTGGGTATCATCGGTGGCTCCAATTTACGGAAGTACTCAACAGGCGTTACAAGCTTTGGATCTTTCCGGTGGTGGCATAAACATTCCAGTGGGCGCATTGTTTATTGAAACCAATACGGTTACTCCATCTGCAAAATTTAAAGTTTGGAGACGAAATTCATCAGGGTCAACTCAAATCACTACTGGGGCCACTACTAATATCGTTAGTACTAGTAGCGTTTTCCAGATCAGGGAAACCCTGGCGGGATCCACAACTTGGAGTTCTACAGCAACAGTAACTATTCCTGGAAGTGCTTCTGTAAGTGCAGCAGCTCAAGTACCTGCTGCTATTAGTGCAGCTGGTCTGGTTAATGTTAGCGCCACACATGATTCCTCCACAAATAAATTAACTATCACACATAAATTAGGTGGTAGCATTGAATTCAAGGATGTAAGTGCTGGTACATTGACTAGCATTGGTTTAATTTCTGGAGTCACAAACTTATATAGTTCAACTAGTCCTGGGGGGTTTGCTTTTATTGCATCTAATTGGAAACCCTTGGTGTACGAAGCAAAAACATCAGCACCCTACACTTTGCCGTCCGACGGAAAATTGTGGTATAACTCTGTGGTTGACCAAGTTGATATCATGATACATGATGGAACTAAGTGGGTGGGATATCTGAACGGAGCGTCAGGTACTAATGCTTCTGGTCCCATGGTCAGTGCTACTCAGCCCACCACTCAAATTAATGGTGATCCTTTGGCACAAGGTGACATTTGGATCTCTACTGCTGATATTGACAAGTATGGTAAATTCATATATGTGTACAACTATGACACCAAGACTTGGAATCTGCAAGATGTAACAGACCAAACTTCTCCCGATGGATGGTTGTTTGCCGATGCCCGCTGGGGCACGAGTGGTGCAGCCGTATTGCCAGCATCCATAACTAGTCTGCTAAGCAGCAATTATGTGGATCCTGATGCACCTGATCCTGCTCTGTATCCCAAGGGTATGAAGCTGTGGAACTTGCGTAGAAGCGGATTTAACGTGAAACAATATGTCAAGGGATATATTGATATTACTGCCAACAGCGGTCAGAATATTAGATACCAAAATGACGTAATGTCTGGTTACAATGCTGATAGATGGGTCACCGTTAGTGCCAACAACGAAGATGGTTCGGGAAAATTTGGCACACACGCTCAGCGTGGGTTTGTGGTGGAAAAATTGAAATCCTTGATCGATACCAATGCAGCAATACGTGACACTGATACATTAGTGTTCAATTTAATTGCTGCACCTGGCTATCCAGAAGCAATTCAGAACATGATTTCATTCAATACAGACAGGGGCCAAACTGCTTTTGTGGTTGGTGATACCCCATTCCGATTATCTCCCAATGCCACTGAGTTGAATGCATGGGGCATGAACACCAATTTGGCATATGACAACGGACCCGATGGCGCAGTAAGTTATGACGAGTACATGGGTATGTTCTATCCCTCTGGATATACCACTGATAATTCTGGTAACAACATTGTGGTTCCTCCCAGCCATATGATGCTTCGTACTATTATCAACAGTGACGCCAAGAGCTACCAATGGTTTGCGCCAGCAGGCACTCGCAGGGGTGGAGTTGACAATGCTACTTCCGTGGGATATGTGACCAGCGAGGGAGAATTTAAAACAGTTGCCCTCTATGAGAGTTTACGTAATGTACTACACGATGTTAAAATCAACCCTATAGCCACATTGCCTGGCGTGGGCATTGTAAACATGGGACAATATACCCGTGCCAAGAATGCCAGCGCCATGGATCGTATTAATGTAGTTAGACTAATTGCGTATTTACGTAGACAACTGGGCATCTTAGCTAAGCCATATTTGTTTGAACCCAACGATGCACAAACCAGACGTGAGCTCAAGTCAGCCACTGAGAGTCTGTTGCTGGAGTTGGTGGGTCAGCGAGCATTATACGACTTTGTGGTAGTATGCGATACCACAAATAACACCCCTGCTAGGATTGACCGCAGTGAGTTGTATATGGACATTGCTGTGGAACCTGTCAAAGCTACTGAGATGATTTTTATTCCTTTGCGTATTAAAAATACAGGCGAAATTGCATCAGGGAAATAACCAAAATTCCTGAAACAACAACCAAAGCCCTTGCCATGGGGCTTTTTAATTTCATGTACATACAATCCCCAGTGGAAAAATATTTGAAAAAAATGCTAAATAACAGTAAGACAAATAAGGAGCATTAGATGCCAATTGCAAGTTTAAATAGATTTACAGTACCTTTATCGAACGACCAAAGTTCGAATACTCAAGGTCTGTTGATGCCAAAATTGGCATATAGATTCCGGGTGACTTTGGATGGATTTGGTGTGGCAGGAACCCCCAGTACTGAATTAACTAAACAAGTAATGAATGTTACTAGACCCAGTGTTAATTTCCAAGAAATTCCTATTGCAGTTTATAACAGCACTATTAAGCTGGCTGGGCGTCACAGCTTTGACCCTGCTACCTTGACTTTGCGTGATGACGCCACTGGTGCAGTTAGTAAAAAAGTTGGCGAACAACTTCAGAAACAATTTGATTTTTATGAACAAAGCAGCGCGGCCAGTGGTATTGATTACAAGTTTAGAATGCGAGTGGAAATTTTAGACGGTGGCAACGGTGCATACGAGCCCACTAGTTTGGAAAGTTTTGAATATTTGGGTTGCTTTGTTAGCAAAACAGTTTATCAAGGTGGCGATTACACTAAAAATGATCCCTTGGATATTGCTTTGACCATTACTTACGATAATGCTATTCAACTAAATCGTCCAGGTGGTGATAGATCGGGTCTTGGTATTGATGTGGG